GTAAACCAGACCCAATAGATATTCCAGGTGAACCTTGAGGTCCTTGTGGACCAATACTTCCAGTAACTCCAGGAGATCCTTGAATACCTTGAGGTCCAATAGTACCTGTAACTCCAGGACTTCCTTGAGGACCTTGTGTTCCAGTTACTCCAGGAGAACCTTGAGGTCCCATTCCAGAACCACCTGAAGACCCAGTAAAAACTCCTTTAATTTGATCTATATTTACTTGACTCATTATGGATTGCTCACATAATAATCAGCTGTCATAATATCAGGAATGCCATTAACAATATTAGGGGCTACACTAAAAATAACTGTATTATATCCAGTTCCTGGACCATTACCCTCTGCAATAAAATAATCATCACCTAAAACTTGTTTAACTCCATTTTTATAAACTATTATTTTATAAGGAGCAGATTGAACCCAAATACCTACTGGAGAAGTTGGAATAGTAAAATTTGTATTCACTCCATTAACATTTCCAACTAATTGAATATCTTGTTGCTCTAAAATTGCTAATTGTTCAGAAGTAATTTGTAAACCTAAATTAAAACCATAGCTTTGTAAAAATTGTTTTTGACAATCACTAAATTGTAAAAGATCAATATTACTATATATTAACTCAATATCTCCAACTAAAAATTTATTACGAATTTCTCCTTTTAATAAAGAAGCTCTAATGTCACCCTCAGCAACTCCTGGAATTGCAAGAATATCTCTGGTACAATTATAATTAATTGGATAATTAAAAATATTAATAGTTTTTACTTGTGGTGAAACATTTTTCACTACAAAAGCTCCACATTTTTTATATCCAGGCGCAAAGATATCCATATAAATATATATGTAAATATTATATTTTAATTATTTTTTACAATGTTGTTGAATTTGTAAAATTATTAACCAATATTCATATTTTAATAATGAATTATTAATAAATTGATTTTTATTAGGTGGTTTGTCATTTATATACAATTTATTGCATGGGTCTTGGCATGGATTAGGATCTTTACACGGATCTTTGCAATCACACATAGTTACCTCAATTTAAATAAAAGAATATAGATAATAAATTACCAATACATACATTACAAATTAATTAATAAATTTTAGTTATAAGTTTAAAATTAACTTTCTTTTTTAATATTATCTTTATCTTTTACACTGTCTTTAATAGTAATTGTTACTACTCTTTCTACTTCTGGATTTTCAGAAGAAGCTTTGACATTGCCAAATAATTTTTCTAATAATAAATCTGGAACTTGCATTTTATCTAATTTTATATCTACAGATTCTTTAATATTACTAAACATTTTTTCCATCAATGAATTATATGATTGATTACTAACATCACTTTTAGTAATTAACATATCATTAACATTTTTATGTAATAAATTTTCATCTTTAGATAAAAGAGATTTTTTTAAATCTACTTCACTCAATTTTGTTAAATCATCAAAAGATAAACGATATCTCATTTGCAAAATTTCTTCAATATAATCTAAACTCCCCATAGCTGGCTGACAAGATGTATAATCACCATCTTGTTGTATAGATCTTAAACCATTATTTAATGTAGAAAGTAAAACTCTACAGTTAGAATCTTGCCATTCAGGTAATCTACCATATTGATTTTTTAAATCTTCTAATATATTTTTTAATTTAGCAAAATTAATTAATTTTTCTGCCAAATCTTCAGAAATAAATGGCTCCGATCTTTGATAATTACGCAAATTATGACGAGGCATAAATTCAGTTTCTTGATTAATTCTACGAGTATCAAAAGCTATTTTAACCATAGATGAAGATAATTTTAAACCTTTCTTTCTTAAAGCCATCGATCTTTTTCGAGAATCAATATTTTCATTCCCTAAAGAAATTAATTGATATAATTCTAAAATTTCATCTATTTTCATTTGATTATAATACTAAAATATTATCCAACTACTTAGCAATCATTTATCAAACTAAAATAAAAAAGCAGCAATTCAAAATTAATTGAATGCTGCTTTTCATTATTATAAAAATATAAAATTATTTATTATTTTTAAACATATAAATCTGTTCCATTTTAGCTATACCTGCAGTTTTATTAAGATGAGAACGAATTGTTCTAAGATTAATTTCTTCTATAATTGGACCAAATTCTTGCTTTGCCATTTCCACCATTTTTGGAAAATTTTTAACATTTAAACCAAACCATTTGCCAGGTTTTAACATATATTTAACATTAGCAAGAGTATTTTTCCAATATGTATTATAAAAATAATCTTCGCCTTTAGCATAAGCTTGCCGATCATCTCGAGAATATTCTTCTTGATTAAAATATGCAGGACTACTAAAAGAAAAATCAATACTATTTTCTTTTAATCTTACATGCTCTGATCCATTATTAATTAATGTATAATTTTTAAATTGTAAATAATTTGCCATAGTTTCTAATTCATCTGTAGTCCAAGGATCAATTCCAATATACACTCTCTTAGCTGCCACCGCTCCCATCAGTCTTGCTCCAAATCCTGCCGAATAATCTAAAACTGTATCTCCTTCATTAGAATATTTTTCATACATATATTTAGCTACATCAGGTTTAAATATAGAAGTACTAGCTACTAATCTTTTGCTACGCATTCCTTGAATTATCATTCTAAATGTTAAATTAAAAGCTTCATTTACTCCAGGAGCTTTTTCATCATCATCAATCCAATCTAATCCTAAACGATTAGCAATCAATTTCTTTAAAACTACATCATCCTCAAATAATTCAATCATATTTTTTTTATTTTGCTCGGTTGCCAAATAAAATTTATGACAAAAATATTTGCAAATGTTGGTGCATAAAGAACTATTATTAAATAATTCGGTTTGATTTAAATCTATTTTTAATTCTTGCAATTTCTTCCAATCTTTTTTTAAATCATTTGGGTTATCTGGATATAACCAACCCGTCGATCTCAATAAATTAAAAATAGGCTCAATTAAATCTAATCTTTCTTTTTTAGATAATGATTCAATATATTTTTTACTTAATTTTTTACCATTAATTTCAAATATTTCATCAAATTTCATAAGGTAATTTCTCCATCATAATGAGGCTCTACAATATGTTCAAATTTTGCTTTATATGCCAATAAATTTTTATTATCTGCCGCTCCCATATTAATTTGAGAGACACCCAAAGATTGCATTAATTTATATAATTCAACATCCGCAAATTCAGAAAGACCATAGAATCGCTTATACAAAGCCTTGCCAAGAATATAAGAAGAATAACCATTACTTGGTTGACTGCAAGTCCCAAAGGCAATTAAATCGCTTTGATGATAAATAAAAATTGATGGCAGATTGTTATGGAAATTGTTCTTATAAAAAAACATATTCTTGCCAGAATTATCTCTAAAATATTTGTCAGTATAATCATTGCTCCACTCTTCAATTAAATTTTTAACATCTTGTATATCTCTAAAATTATTCTCAATAACAAAATCATTCTTCTTGGCTTTATTTAAAGCATGACGAATAGAAGCATTTTTTTTGCCAGAAAATGAAAGATCGGAAATATTTAAAATAATAGATTTATGATTAGCCTTATCTACATTAAAATATTGCTTTAATATTTCTAAATTATTGTTATTAATATAATGAAAATTAGAAGGAGCATAAGTTTTTAAATATTCAATATGCTCAAATGTCATTTCTCCTTCAATGGCAAAATGTTTTTTCTTTTGCACTTGCCAAAGAAATAAATTATTAATTTCTTTAATCTCTTTAGCTTGAGGTCCCAATAAACATTTGTAAGAATATTTATTAATATAATTCATTTATCTCCTGCAATATTATTAATTTTAAAATGTACTTTTTCTATCCAGTTTTTAAATTCTTCAACCGATCTTTCTCTTTTAGCATAATTACACCATTTACAACAAGTAATTACATTATCAATTAAATGTGATTTAGAATTATCAATTCTATCCAATCCATTGTAAATAAAATCTCCATGATCTTTAGCATATTGAGATGATTTTTTATCTTCTTTTGCTGAATTTTGCTTATTATTTGGCGCAGCTCCACAATAAAAACAATACATCTGAGATAATATATAAAAATCATCAAAAGATAATCCATCTTTGTAATTCTTTCTCCAAATATTTCGAGCAGTGGCTTCCTTTGGAGAATATTTAATGTTATTAATGTATAATCCTAATGATCTTTCTTTCATCTTTTCTAAATTTAAACACCCGCAAGACTTTGTTTTACCACTCTTTAAGTTTTCTGCTTTAATCACTTTTTCAACACCACAATCACATCTACATAACCAAGCAGATCTTTTGCTTGAATGACTTGCTTGACCAATAACTAATAACCTATTGTATTTTTTATTTAATAAATTTTCTTTTTTCATTATTATCCTTTTTATAAAATATAAATATGGCTTATATTTTAATCATCTTAACCTAGGATGCCATTAATTTTAGTAGGATTTTTTTTCTAATATTTTTTGGAAAACATTATGCTTTCTTGTCATTAAAATAGTTGAGTCTTTATAAATTAAATTGCAATAATTAATAAAATTTTCTGTTCCTGTTATTTCAAAATAACCAATTAATGGATTTTTTTTATTTACTTGAATTTTATTACACTTTATATTCATAGAAGTTAAATAATTTATCATACCTTGAATAAAATTTATGTTTGAAGTAATTAGTATTTTTGGTTTATCATATATTCCACCATCTCCATCCATATAGCCTCTAACAAAATGAGGTAGTAAATCTTGTGGAACAATATTTGTAGTAGGAAATATTATTTTAAATGTTTTGTTGGGAGGAGCTCCTGCATTTTCTAAATCTTTATGCATTTTTTCACTATATACAGGTAAGTAAAAAAAATGTTGTTCTTTATCATCATTTTTAATAAAATATTTTTTATTTAAATTTGTTTTTATAAAACCATAAATTAATTCTGAAAATTTATCCAAAAGATATTTATCTTTTTCTTTTAAACCAATTTTAATTTCACTTCCCCCTTTACTTGAATTGCCGTCAGCATAAAATAATCCAAGATAATATGCTTTTTCTTGAGTATCTATTTTTTCAAAGAAATTTTCATTTATTTTATATTTTCTTTTATTTTGGGTTGCTGGTCTAGTTTTAATATTATTTCTTTGTAAAATGCGAAGAACTGTAGTTGCATGTATATTAAATTTTTTAGCAATTATTTCTGAATTATTTCCCAAATTATATTCTTTAATTATTTGATCAATTTGATCTTGTGCAACTTTTTGTAATTGACGCTTAATATTTCTCTTTCTCATAATTCTAGAAACACTTCCATTTGATATTCCATATTTAGGCCCAAGTATTTCAGGAGGTTTACCTTCTTGATATAATTTTATCATTTCATTCAATTGATCTTCTGTTAATTTTGCCATAAATTTTCTTTCTTTAAAAATATATTATAACCACCATCTTAAAACTAACAAGATGTAGTAATTGATTTTATTATCTGGTAATTGATTTTATTTTAAAAGTATAATTTTTTATAATACAGAAATGACTGCAGATGATAACAAAATGTGTGGAAATAAAATTTTTGCAGATGAACCCAAAAATAAAAAGCCATCCTTTTCAGGATGGCTTTAAATCGTTTTTTGAATTTGACAGCATTACTGTCAATTAACCATATTAAGCGCCAATAACGACGGATTTACGACCAGCAGCAACGCCTCTTGGATTGAGAATGCCAATTCCGATAATCTCGGAAACAACCCAACCAAGTTTTAGTTGACGGGGTTCGTCCGCCGGCATTACCTCTACGTCCTGACGTATTGGCATTACGCCTACAAACTCTGGGTCAGAGCAACCATAAACAGTTCCGGGAGGCACAATTTTAGATACCATAATATCTGTTCCCCAAATATGTGCATACAGACCTGTTTGAAGAACCTCACGCATACTTACAGGATCAAGATCTCCACCACCAACACCTTGACCACCACCTGAGCCCCATTTTAGAAGATCAGTAAACTCATTGATATTCATAAAGAACTTTGTAGTGACAAGGTCCCAACGATCAATTTGTTGTTTAATCTCTAAAAGATCACGTTTTAACACACCTGCATCGGCAATATCTGTAAGAACGTTTTCTACTGAAGATGCAGCATCAATAGCCGCGAAAACGTTAGCATCTTCTTGAGCCATAATTTCTTGACGAGCCTTTTGGACAGCACGGTCAATTACATTAAATCTACGATGTTTAACTTCAGCAATTCTAACAGTTGGATTAGAAAAAATTTCAAATTCAGGAACAACACAACGATCACCAAAAACACGTGATTCTGGACCTGTGCCATTGCTTGAAATAACAACCGCAGTTACATCAATATCACGATCGTATGTTGGGAGAGCACCTTGAGGAAGTACATCAACTACTAATGCACGACGAGCAATTCCATGGTAATCTAAATTTCGGCGAATTGGATTAGCCATAGCTTGAGCAAGAGCAATTTTACCATCTTGTGTTAGAATAGCACGAGAGATAAGTTCATCTCTTTTATTATCCGATAATGATGGTTGCCCTGCAAGTCCCATATTTGATGGAACATTATCTTCAAGAATTGATGCATACTTTGATATGGTTGTTAATGCATCTCGAATAGAACTTGCATTAAGCTCACCTTTATTATTAAACATATTCATTATTTTCTCCATGTATACAAAGAATTATTTGCCAGCTTTCACCAGCTCATGCTTGCAATTAATAAATCAATTACAAAACATGACATAATAAATAAATAATTATCACCATTTATTTATAAAATTCAACATATCTTGCAAAATAATTAATAATAATTATATTATTTTAATAAATATTATAAATATATGCCATCAAAATTAAATTTATTAGGAAAAAGATTTGGAAAATTGTTAGTAATTGATTCTGCTCCACATGATTGTAAAATACAAAGAAGAAAATGGAAATGTTTATGTGATTGTGGAAATGAAAAAATTGCTACAGTTTTAGATTTAAGAGTAGGTGATACTAAATCATGTGGATGTTGGCATAGAGAAAACTCTGCTCAATTAATTAAAAAAGTTCATGAAAACAATGTAAAATATCATCCAAAAGAATCTTCTGCTCGAACAGTTTGGGGAACAATTTACAAAGAAGTTTCTTTTGAAAATTTCTTTTATTTAAGTCAATTAAATTGTTTTTACTGTGATGGTCCTCCTAGAACTGAGAAAAATGCTTTTTGGTTAGGTAAAAGAGAATATTCAAAATTAAATGGAAATTTTTCATATAATGGATTAGATAGATTAGATTCATCTAAAGGACATACTATTGATAATGTAGTAACTGCTTGTTTATTTTGTAATATTTTTAAAAGAGAAAGATCTTTACAAGAATTTTACCATCATATTGTTGGTGTTATTGAAGCTAAAAGAACAAGAGTTTCTCCAGCATTATATAGATTATATGCTAATGATATAAAAGATTTTTATTATAATGATAAATTTTTAGATGCAGCTATAAAAGTATATGAAGAGCATTATGCTGATGGCGACTTAAAATTTAAAGAGTTTTATAAATTATCTCAATTAAATTGTTATTATTGTGGAATTTTACCCAATAATAAAAGAGATCATTTTTCATATAATGGTTTAGATAGAATTAATTCAAACCTTCCTCATAATTATGATAATTTAGTTCCTTCTTGCAAATGGTGTAATTTTTCAAAAAAAGATTTTCCAATGGAAATATTTTTAGATTGGATTGATTGTTGGGACAAAAGAAGATCAATTAATTTATTTGATTTTTGTTAGTAGTAAATTACTTTCAAACAAATACAAAGCTTACTAAATACATGTTAAATACTTTAGGATAATAAATGTCAAAAAAAATAAATTTATTAAATCAAAGATTTGGAAAATTAATTGTTATTGATGAAAGTGAAAGTAAAAATGGAGTTGCTTTTTGGATTTGTTTATGTGATTGTGATGAAGTTATAACTGTTTCAGCCTCACACTTAAAGAGCAATCATACTCAAAGTTGTGGTTGTTGGCAAAAAGAAAGAGCTTCCAAAGCAAACATTAAAAATACTCGTGGAAGAAAATATCAAAATTCTAGATTAACATCTGCTATGAGAGTTTGGAAAATATCATATAATGATGGATGTTCATTTAATAAATTTTTAGAATTATCTCAGCAAAATTGTCATTATTGCAATTCACCTCCAGCAAATAGTTATAATGAATATATTAACAAAGATAATATAATAAAAAACAAAAAAGTTTTATCTGAATGGTCAGAAGCGGCAACATTTATTTATAATGGGTTAGATAGAATAGATTCATCAAAAAATCATAATGAAAATAATATTGTACCTTGTTGTATTATTTGTAATAGGGCCAAACATGCATTAAGTTTAGAAGATTTTACGCTTTGGATTGATAAAATTTATAATTTTTATATTAAAAAAAATGCCGAGAAATAAATCTCGGCATTTTAAATTAACAAGTCTAATTTAAAATTAGATCATTGGGGCTGAGAACACAAATGTTGCATAGTTAAATGTGCGAGGACCGAGTGAGCTGACAAGTCCAGATGGTGAATTAAGAGCAGCCACTAATCTATTTGGAGTTGTAACTAATGAACCATTTGATTCAAACTCTATAAAACGACCAATAACAACTGTATTACCAGCAGAGTTAGTGCTTCCTACTGGAGTTATCAAACCACCAGTGGCAGAAGCTGGTGTCCAAGTAAGAGCAGCGCCTGTGGTCAATGTGGTATTCGTAGGTTGAAGTCCATCAACAGCCGCTGTATCACAAGCATCTAAAGATACTGCATAATAACCTGGTTTATCCCAGCAAGTAACTTTACCTGAACCAGTTACAGTGCTTGGGCCAAGAACTTGACCAGTAAATGTAGTTGGGCCGTTAACTTGTTGACCAACAACTCCTCCAACTACAGCTCCAAAAAGTGTACCATATCCAGTAATACCATCATCTGAAAGGAATAATGGACGTTTAGTTGTGGCAACGTTACGAGTAACAACTGGACGTGATTGTACACCACCTGGGTTGGTATAACCATCAAAAGAATCAGCAGCCGCCTTGTCACCTGGAACTGGAACAGAAATTAGAGTAACAATTTCTCCACCTTTTAAGGTAAGATAATCACCATCATATCCGTCAAATTGACCAATAGGTTCACGACCTGCTTGTAAAAGTTTTAAAGACATATTTTTCCTAAAAATTTAAATGATCACTTAGATCATATACTTACACCTTATGCAAACTAAAAACAATCAAAACTTATATTAATATATTACTAGATTATTGAAATTATTTGAATTCAGGCATCATATTTTTCATTTTTAATAAAGATCCTTCTAAATCACCAACTTTTTGATCAATATCTTCAACACTTTTATCAGCAGGTAATTCTGATTTATTGTTAGATAGATTTTTAATTTTTTGCATTGCAGATATTCCCATATCTTTGCCACTATTTAAAACTTTAGAAATATTTTCAATATCTAAGACATAAGTTTGTAAAGCATGCTTAACATCATCAAAATCATCTGCTACAAAACCAGCTCCACCATGTAATCCTGGAATAGCATCAACAATAGAGGTTAATTTTCCTTTTTCTTCAATTTGTCTTAATTTATAGTTTTCATCTGAAAAATTTAATTCTATATTTTTAATAAGAGGTAATAATAAATTAGTTTGTTGAGTAAACTCTGAAATAATGGATCCAATATCACTTTGAGAACTTTGTTGTAATAATTGAGTAGCATCTGATGGCATTTCAATATCATTAATAGCTGGAGCTACTTTAGAAATATATAAATTATGATAATTTTCTAGTTTATTTTTAAAAGTAGCTAACATAGAAAGAAAAGATGTGGTATAGCTTTGTCCAGCTCCTAGCATAGTTTGAGTAGACTGATTAGAATTAAGTAAATCATCAATTTCGCCAATTAATTTTTGATGATCTTTTTCAAAACCATCTTGTACAAATCTTAAATGATTTTTGGCATATAATCCAATTAATAATCCTACAGCCGCTATAATTGGTAAAGCAGGAATACCAGCAGTTTTTTGTAATTTAGAAGTTTGTGCTAAACAATGATCAGCTAAAGATCTTAATTCATTTTTATTTTTATTATCTAAATCATTAGCAATTCTAACTAAAGATAGCATTAATTCTTTTTGTGCATATTTTTTTTGAGTTAATAATCCATTTGGAGTTTGCTGAATAATATGTAAAGTAATATTTTGTCTTTCTATTTCATTTTCTACTAAGCCATTTAATTTATCATAAGAAGGAGAAACTACTATAGAATTTGGGTGAGCAATTTCCATAATATTATTTTTATATTCCATACCTTGAGGAGCTTTAGCTTTAGTTCCATATAAGGCTTCAATAGCAGAAATATCCAAAGAATCTGCTCTTCCAGTTTCTTCTAATTTCTTTTTTGTTTCTTTAGCATCTGCAGAAAAAATACCTTCTTTTTCTGCAATTTTGACAAAACGATCAAAAATATCACTATTTGAAAATTTATTCATATAATTTATATTAAAATATTGAATTATTTTGAATTTTGAGCAACTTGATCAATAAAGGTATCTACTAATTGTTTTTTAGAAGTATATTCTTTAGGAATCCAAACTTGATGATCTCCTTGGGAAGTATGATTATAAAAAACAATTTGATCTAATAAAGCTTGAAATTCTGGAGCTGATTCAATAATTTCATCTAAATTATTAAGATCTGGATAAACTTCTTTAGCAATATTTAACAATAATTGATTAATAGAAGACTTATTATTAGAAATATTTTCAGACCAATTATTTAGATGATCATCATGATAATTAGGATTTACTTTAAATTTAGTTTGAGAGGATGTGTGTGTTGGAATAGTTTCTTCTTCTTTTCCATTATGTAAAGTATTATCAAAGGCATTTGGTCTTCCCAAAAACTTATTAACTACATCTCCAACTACTAAAAATCCAGCAGCAGCTAAAACGATATTAATAATCCAGCTTAAAATTTTAGAAAATACATTGCCGGAAGCAACTTTTTGTTTATTAAAAAGATCTGTTATAGAGGCAGTAGAAATCATGGCTAATTTAACTATTCTAATATCTTGTTTAAAAGATTGTTTTAATTGATCTAAAGATGATTTAACTTCATCATCTGAAGATAAAGATAAATAATCTTGTACATTTGAATGTACAATATTATTAACTTGATTAGAAGTTAGTTTATTACCTGTTTGAATTTCTCCTGATAATTGAGAATAAATACCTCTTAAAATACTAGGAACATCTATATGAAAAACACTTATAGCTAATCCTAAAAATCCTCCTAACCAAGGAAAGCCTAAAGCGCCAAAAATCATTGAAATACCAGCTGGAGCTAATATTTTTAAGACAGAATTAATTTTATCATTAGGATCAATATGATTGTTTGCATAATTTTTTACAGCTTCAAGTAATGAATTAGCTAAACCATCAGCTTGCTTTATCATTTTATTTTGATATAAAGCTTCGATAATAAGTGTATCTGTATAAAAACTAATTTTTGATATCATGAGATAAACTTGGTGGCTCCTGATAGAAGTGAATTTAGTCGATAAATATTTCTCATCTTATAAGAATTATCTCCAGTAATTTGAGCATCTACCATATTACGTTCATAATCATTTAATACAACTCTAGTATTTTCTCCAGGATTTTTTCTAACATATTGAGCATAAAAAGATGAAATGACAGCAGCTACTCTGCTAACAATATATTGTAAATTCATTAAAAACGGTTTATACATAGTAATAACTGGACCTTTTGTATGATCTAAGATATCAGAAATTCCTTGAGGTGTTTCTGATAGATTAAATACTTGATCTGCATCTTTAGTCATACTGGTGACAATATTCATATAATGTTTAGCATCATTAATATCATTTTCAATTTCAGTTTTTCTAGGACTATCAGATGAAGATAAAATATTGTTATATAATTCAAAGAAATAATTAATTCTATGAAAGTCAATATTTTCAGGATCTAATGGTAAAGCTTGTGCCATTTGTTGAATAGTATTAGCTGAAGTATTATTTCCAAGATTTACTCCAGGAGCAGGAGATTCTGAAGGAGTAGAATTATTTGCTGGGTTAGAAGTAATAGTGCAAGTTTTATTATTAGGGTTAGTAAAAGCAGAGCTTAATTCTTTTATTTTATTAAGATAATAATTTGCAATTTTTTCTTCTTCAGTGCTTTTGGCTCGGCGAACTTTATTAATGGCTCTTTGATATAAGGCATTAATCATGGAGCAATCATCTGATTTATCATCTGTAAAGGGTAATTTAGTAGGAGTTCCATGAACATCATAGGAAATAACTGTGGCAGGCCCTCCCCATTCTGCGCCACCTTCTAACCATTCATTTAAAGAGACCTTACTGGCTAAATTTTTAACAAATAATTGTCGAGGTCCATTATCTGAAGATGGAGATTTAGGATCTAAAATTTTATTATCTGAAAAAGAATCTACTGGAGTTTCTGGAGGAAGTTCAGCTGGAGTAGTTGGAGATCCTTTAGCTTTAGGAGTTAAGCCAGAATTAGAATTAATGCGAGAATTTAATTCTGAGACTAATTTATTAGTTTGAACTTGTAATAGTTTACCTTCTGGATTATTTTGAATTCTTAACATAGTATCAGCTTTTTCTTGAAGATAAGCGATATATTTTGTTAAAGCATTGACATTAATCCAAAAATCATCATCATTCCAACGAAGAGTTGAAGAGTCTCTAGAAAGTTTAGCAGAAAATTTTGAGAGAGTATTTTTTACTTCATCTGATAATGATTGATATTCATTTGCATTAAAAGCTATTTGTTGTCCATCAGCTTTAATTTTATTTTTTGATAGATATTGAATTAACTTATCAATAGTTCCTAAATTAGTTGGATTAACAGCATCTGATTCTGGTAAATCAGTAGAAATATTAGCACTAGTAGATTTATTAGCAAATTCTCTAGTTAATTTGTTGACTAATTTTTTAGCTACTGAAGTTGGAGAAATGGTAAAAGATTTTGGTTGATCTTGTGCTACTTTTTGTAAAGTTTTTGCAAAATCCCATAAAAATTTATCTGTAATAATTTTATCAAACATTATATCCTCGAAAAATTTTCATAGTTTATTAACAAATGGAGATATTTGTTTATTAAAAATATTAATAGCGGCGGTATCATTAACTGCACCTGATCCTGCCTGATTTTTTATCCAATTAAAATAATTTTCTTTACTTAACAAAGCAAATAATGGAACTGGAAGAGTTTTATTAGGCTGAGACGGATCTAAAGTTATAAATAATCCTGGAACTGTTGTTTGAAAACTATTAACTGCTTGTTTTTCTTCTGGTGTTAATTCTTCTGTTGAAGTTCCTACTGGACTATATTTTTCATAACCTCTATTGCCTTCAATTAAAGGTCTATATACAGGGTTAGCTGTAATTTTTTGTCTAAAATCATGATATAAATTAGTAATAGCTTTTAAATGAGGGATAATTAATTTAGCTCTTTTAGATTTATCTTTTTCAGATAATTCAACTCTATTTTCTTTTATAGAATAAGATAAATATCTTTGAAAAGTTTGCCAAAGACTTAAAGAATATTCTTTATTATTTAATCCAAAATCTGAATCTAATTGCAATAAAGCATAGGCAAATCCTAAAATATTTCTTAAAGCATTATCTGTTCTAATGCCCCATCTTCCATCAGCTTGAAATTCTTTAGATCCTGAACCTATACGTTGAATTGTATTCATAACTACATCTAATTCATAAGGATCGCTGGTGGTAGTTTTTTTATTTGGAATAGTAGTAATATCTGGATTACTAGACCACTCTACGCCTCTTTTATCAGCAGGCAAGTTATTTAGATATTGTTCTGCAATAAAATCATTAAAACCTTTTTTAGCGGCTACTAAAGACGAAGAACCTAGTTGATTATTAACAAATTGAGGTTTAGGTCCAAGGGTTTTAGAATTGGCATCTCTAGTTACTTCAAAAGCAAGATCTTGAATAGCTTTTTGCATATCTTGAACATTTGAATCTTTAATATAATTATTATTTTTTTTATCTATTGTAGGAGTTGGTCCTCTTGATGGTACCTTCTCATTTAGAGATGTAGGCGTTGAATTAGGTGAAGAATGTGTAGTTGGTATTTTTTCAACATTTTTTGTAGCATGAGGAGCCGTTCTACCTGGAACAACATCATCCTCACCATCTGCATATTTTTTAATTAATTTAATTTTA